GTACTAGCGTTCACCGCATCTAAGGATGTACTTGATCGTGCAGGACATCGCCCCGCTGATGTTGTAGAGCATCGACACAAGATGGAAGATGCACTCAACATTGTATACATAGAGAAGAAGGCCAACGAGGACGTACCCTTCATCGACATTACTCCAGAGGAAGTCACACAATGACCGATATTCCTGGACTACCGTATGATGGTGTCACCGACGTTGTAGATGAAAGTGGCAACGGTAAGGGTGTTGCTCTTAACGTGTGGCCGTCTGACAACCGTGTACCAATCGCAGATGATCCCACACCGCTAGATGCTTTCATTCTAGCAGAGGCTGAACTTGCGTATGCACACACTTCACAACGCTTGCGTGTTGGTGATGGTTACACTCCCGGTGGTGATGAGGTTGCATACACTAGTGATATAGATGCTATCAATATAGACATCGGTAATCTAGAAGAAGCACTCTTTGCAGCACTGAATGGTAAAGCTAATCTCGCTGGTGGTAATGCATTCACTGGCAATCAAGCTGTCACTGGCACCGTATCCGCGACCGGGTTCTTTTCTCCAGCTATGGCTGCAAGCCCGACTACCGTTAATCAAATCCAACTTGGAGAAGATGGCAACAATCCTGGTTGGCGTCTCAAGATGGGTTACTATTACGACGGAGCTTATGGCGGAGCGATCGACTCGATTAAAGGTTACACGGGCGCGGACCTTCGGCTTAATCCTACAGGCGGGCCTGTCTTTTGCGGCGGCACCCTAGAGGTCGTTGGCGCGATCACTTCAGGAGGATCAGCACTAGCAACTGTTAGTCAGCTTGCTAACTATCTCCCGTTGTCTGGCGGTGCAGTAACTGGCAATTTGAATGTTGCTGGCTCTACCACCGTAACAACTCTTAACTATAGCAACGGCGCAACAGTTGTTGGCTGGACGTTTGCAAGTGGTGGTCAACTTTACCATGACGGTGATTATTGGAATTGGAGAAGAGCCAATAGTGTAACTCCGTTAATGGATCTTAGTCCTACTGGACTACACGTTCCAAATACCCTTACTGTAGACGGTACTTTCTATGGTTCTCCCGCTACATTCCTTGGTAGACAGTATGGTGTTGCTGCTGATTGTCACATTTACTGTCGAACGAACAATGGTAACATTGCTCAACACTTTCTAACCTATGACTCTGCTGGTCTTAATGAGTTTCTAGATGGACAGATCTTAACAAATCACACTCTTGGTATGACCATCACTGGAGTACCAAATATATATTTGAAGGCTGGTGCTACACAGATTGCTACTATTGACTCTTCCGGTATCAACCTTGCAGCAGGTAAAACTTACAGGATCAATGGTGTTCCCATTGGTAGTGGTGGTAGTGGTGGTCTACCAGATGCTGACTACGGTGATGTTCTAGTCAGTGGTGGTGCTACAGTAATGACTGTGCAAGGTGCTACTGGTAACTTTGTTGGTACTGGTAATGCGTCATTCATGCTCGCTACCGATGCGGTAAATCTTCTAACCCTTGGCACAACCTCAGTTGGATATAACGGCGGCAACCTACGGTTTTGGGGTGCTACTACTCAGCTTGGTTCTGTCAAAGGTCTTTACGATGCGACAGACGGTCACGTTGTTATTCTTAGCATACAGTCCGAAGTTGAACGCGCAAGGATTACAGCGGCGGGGCTGAAAGTCACGGGCACTATCGCTGCAACAGGCGCAATCACAAGCGGCGGTTCAACCCTCGCCACCGTTTCGCAACTAGCGAATTACCTGCCGCTGACGGGCGGAGTGCTGACAGGTGCAATGGGGCTGCACTTTAGCGACGGCACAACCACCGCAGGAAAGATTGCCTCAACTGGTCCGTGGATGTTTCAGAACTGTTCGTACATGATGTGGAGAACTACTGACAGTAGTGCCATACAAATGATGCTCGACACGAGTGGACTAAATCTTAAGGGTAGCCTCTCTATGGGCTACGATGGAACATCATTTTTTGATGGTTCAGTGTTATACCTGCGTAACTCCACAGGCTACGGCATTCGTATGGCAATGAGTGCCTCAACTAATGTTGCTTACATCGACAATCAAAACCTTACAGGATTTGGTGAGCTTCATGTTCGTGGTGGTGGTGACTTAGGTGGCGCAGGACTTGTATTGGAGTATGCAGCTGGTGCACGAGCAACCCTTGGTCCTGCTGGTACAACATTCCTTGGTTGGGTTGTTGTTCCAGATGATGCTTATGGTGCAGGGTGGGATGGTAATTTCCAGGCTCCAACAAAGAACGCAGTGTACGATCAGATGCAGTTGAAGGCTAACACTTCTGCACTCGGCACTGCTGCTGCACGTAACATCGCGGTAGGAACATCCGCGCCGGGATCACCTGCTGTCAATGATCTATGGGTGGACACTAACTAATGGCTGTTCCTGGCATCACTCATTACGCGGCTGGAGGCTCCGGTGGTGCTGCTGTAACTACACAAGCTTTTACTATTACGCAGACGAGTGCGCCTATTGGTTCACTGATTATGATTTGGGTTACTGCTGATGGTAATCCTTCTATTACGCTAGATGCAGCATCAAGTGCTGCTGGCTGGCAGAAGTTTGGGCAGTGGAGTTCAACTACTGCTTGTACTCTAGCTCTCTTCACCTTCACAGTTACAACTGCTAACACAGTCCCAGGTCTTACTCTTAACTACAGTGTTGCTGAGAATACATATGCTTTTCAAGCGACAGTTAATCCAATCACAGCTGGCTATCGTGTTATCCTCAACAACATTCTAGCACAAGTGACTGCTGCGTCAGGTAACAGTACTAATCCAGATCCTCCAGCGATTGACAACGCATTGGGTGTGAGGGACATTCGTTTTGTTACTGCATTTGCAGGTGATAGTGGTACTGTAGCTTCAACTGCTCAACCTTCTGGTTATACACTGTTGTCACAGACTAGTGCTGGCAATGCAGCGAATGGTTGTGCACTTGGTACTGCTCATAGAAGTGCTGCTGCATTCCCTGTTGGCAATGAAAATCCTGGAGTGTGGACACGTGCTATCGAAGATTGGGTAGCAATAACGATTGGAACCATTGAACAGGTAATTCCAGGTGGTAAGATTAAGGCTTATGTAGGTGGATCGTTCCAAGACAAGCCAGTGAAGGTGTGGAATGGGTCTGCATGGGTAGAGAAACCACTTAAGTTCTGGAATGGTTCAGCTTGGACATTAGCATAGGAGGATTGAATGCCAAAGACACTTGCTCAAGTTAGGAACAAATTGCTACAAGCTTTTGATGACTTTGGTGATTTGCCTGATGCTGACAAAACACAGCCATACGTTGCTGATGCCAAGTCGTTCGCACAACAAGCAATGGTCTGCATTGATAAGCAGATTGAGACAAACAGTTAGGAAACTAAGATGAAGCACTATCCTGATCTCAGTGGCAATGGTTTCGGAGTTGATCTAATGGCTCCCGTTGCTACCAATGGTACTGTAACTACTGGCGGTGTTGCACAGACCGTTGCACCGAACAATCCTAGTCGTCGAGAGATCACTATCATTAACAACAGTGCTGGTGACATTTGGGTTAACCCTCTTGGTGTTGCTGGTCCTGCGGGATTGAACGGTAGTAGTCTTATCGCTGCTGGCAACCGCAAGCAAGACGAAATGACTGGTGCAATGTCACTGTTTGGTGCTACCACTGGACAAGCGTTCACTGTAGTTGAGGAGTAATTGTGCTTCAGTACAAACAAATCAGAGGATCTCTACAGGATCAGTTTCAGAACTCTCGTGCCAAGATACAAGTCTTTGGTGGAGGGTTTGCTAACGGTAAGACTACGGCTGCTGTTATCAAGGCTCTTAAGTTAGCTAAAGCGTATCCTGGGTCTAATGGTTTGATTGCACGGAGCACTTATCCTAAGCTCAATGACACTATCCGTAAAGAGTTTCTAAACTGGTGTCCTGACAGTTGGATCAAGCGTCGTGCACTGTCAGTTGAGAACCTTATAGAACTCGAGAATGGAACGGTTGTCAACTTCCGGTACGTGCAGCAGCATGGTAAGAGTGGTGAGGGATCATCCTCTAACCTGCTGTCTGCAACTTACGACTGGATTGTTGTAGATCAGATAGAAGATCCTGAGATCAGTGAGAAGGACTTTCTCGATCTACTTGGTCGTCTGCGTGGTAACGCTGTCTATGACGGTGACGACATCACTATGCCGCGCACAGGACCACGGTGGATGCTTGTGCTGTGCAATCCCACTAGGAATTGGGTATACAGGAAGCTTGTAAAGCCAGTACTAGACTGGAGAGTTGGACTGTACAATCCTGACTTGTTGGTTGATGCTACGACACACGAACCAATCATTGAGTTGTTTGAAGGATCTACTTACACGAACAAAGAAAACCTACCTCCAGATTACATTCAAGGTCTAGAGAGCGCCTACAAAGGACAGATGCGCGAACGCTACCTGATGGGAGGGTGGGGTGCTTTTGAGGGTCTGGTTTATCCGCAGTATAATCAGATGGTCCATCTACTTCCTAAAGATCAGATCATTGATTACTTTGCTAGGCAAGTTAGAGAAGGTCTTAGACCCGAAATCATTGAGGCTTACGATCATGGCCTTGCGGTTCCTGCTTGTTACGGTATTGGCTTTAGCGACAGCTACGGCAATGCCTTTTTGATGGAGGGTTTCTATGAAGCAGAACTATCTCCAGAGAAAATCGCTACCCGCATTAAAGAGCACAGAAAGGAGCTTGCACGAGAGATTGGCTATGACGCAAGCTTCAGACCTATATACGCTGACCCTGCTATCTTTAGAAGAGGTCCAGGTAGCTCTCAAACTGTCGGTGTTACAGTTGCCGGGTTGCTTAGGGAACACCAAGTAACATGTACTCGTGCGAACAACAATATCGTGTCGGGATTAGCAAAGGTACAAAGCTATCTAGAGGTTGATGCACGACACCCGCATCCCATGACAGGGGAGTTAGGATCACCACGCTTCTTTGTTAGCAATCAGCTTGATTGGTGGGACAGAGAGATCGTTGATTACTACTGGAAGAAGGACACCGCAGGGGAGTTACAGGATGTCCCCAATGATCGCAACGATCACGCGATGGATATGACTAAGTACTTCTTCACTAACCGACCGCGTATCGCGTTGTTCGACCGTCGTGTGTTCAATGTCAAGCCAAGCTACATGCGTTGGTGTGAAGTGAATGACAATACGGCCCCTGATAAGAGAAAGCACCGTTATGGCCGATGAATATGATCCCATCGAGAAGCAGCTAGAGAAGGCTGGCGTTGGACGTAGTAAGAAGAAGGTTACTAAGGAACCAATCTACCAAATGGTTGGTGACAGTAAGATCCCTGTGTCTCAAGCAGTAGGACTACTGTGGAGCAGCCGTAAAGATCAGGGACTACGCAACCGCAATCCTTCTGAGGATGCTTGGAATGAAGCGATCAGGTACTACGATAACGATCAAACCATTCACCGCAATCAAGCGGAGGAACGTGCAGGTAATCGGCCTGGAAACAGACTTAGTGGTGAGTGGAGGGAAACTGAGAACATTGTTTTCTCGAACTGTTCTATCATGGTTCCTATGCTGTATGCAAAGAACCCAACCATCACTATCACTACAGATGTGGATGCTAACCTTGAACGAGCTAAGGGTATTGAGAGACTCATCAACACCCTACTTGCGAAGAGATCGCTTCCCGGTCTTAATGCAAAACCGAAGCTGCGCCGGACGGTCCTTACCACGCTCTTGACTAACGCTGGCTTTGTTAAGATTGGTTTCACTGAGAAGCAGGATGGTAACGAAGCTGCGATCGCAGACCTGCAAAGGATCTCAGAAGAGTTGCAGACTGCTACAGATAAGAAGAAGGTGCTTGAATTAGAGGGACAGCTTGCAGCACTAGAAGAGAAGGTATCACTTCTCAATCCTAGTGGTCCGTTTATGAAGAACCTGTTACCTAACAGGCTTGTAGTTGATCCTAGCTCTACTGAACCTGATAGCAGTGATGCTATGTGGATGATGGAGTGGGACTATCTACCAACGAGTTACATCAACGCAGTATATGGGAGTAGACATGGCGAAGAAACGCGGTCGGTATACACGCCAACACACGTTCTTGACTCCGGTAGTAGGGGAAACACTTCTGACGTTGAAGAACAGGTTAACACCTTTTCCCTATTCTCGACTAGTGAGGACGCCAACGCGCAAAGCTACGGATACGACAACTCAGTAGCGTTCGACAAGGCGAAGTACACTAAGGTGTGGTACGTCTGGGACAAGTCAACACGGCGCGTGCTTATGTACGCTGACAACTGCTGGAAATGGCCGTTGTGGGTATGGGATGATCCGCTCCGCCTCCCTAGGTTCTTCCCATACTTCCGTCTGTGGTTCCATGAGAGTACGAACAGTCATGCACCGAAGGGTGAAGTCACGTACTACTTGGATCAGCAAGACGCAATCAATGAGATTGCAGATGAAGTGCGTCGAGGGAGGCAGTGGGCACGACGCAATGTGCTGTACAACAAGAACGCTATAGATCAGGATGATGTAGAGAAGGTACTAAAGGGTGACGATGGTACTGCACGAGGCATTGACCTACCGGAAGGCACAAAGCTACAAGATCACATCTTTAGTTTCATTCCTCCTGGACTCAACATTCCTGAGTTCTTCTCCCCCGATAGCAAGTTCCAAGCTATCAACAGGATTACTGGTATCAATGAAGCCCAACGAGGTGCTCAGTTTAAGACGAACACCACTAACAAGGCAGTGGAAACCTATAACAAGAACACAGACATCCGTGTTGAGGAAAGAGTTGATCTGATTGAGGACTTCATTGCTGATGTCAGTTGGAACATTTGTTTGCTGTGTGCAACTGCATGGGATGCAGAAGATGTCATGCCATTTATAGGAGCAAAGCTTGCGAAAGGGTGGCAGAAGGTTAATTCTCCTAGGGAGTTTGAAAAGGAGTTTACCGTTCGGGTTGAGAGCGGTTCTAGCGCGAAACCTAATAGCAGAGAGAAGAAGCAACAGGCTATTGAAATGGGACAGGTAATGGGGCAATTCGCTTCTGCTTCTCCTGCTGTTGTTATACTCATGCTTAAGATGTTTGAGCGCGCGTTCGATGAGTTCACCGTCGCTGATGAAGATTGGGATCGTGTCATGGATACCATGATGCAGGGACTTCAGAAAGCTGGCGGTGGTCCCGGTGCGGAAGGGGGACCGGGGGGTGCACCGGGGCAACCTCCTAAACCTGGACCTCCGTTAACAGATGAAGCAATGCTACAACAGTTGAAGATGAAGATTGCGAAGCTACCGCCACAAGCACAAGCGAAGCTTCAAGAAATGGTGCAAGCTGGTGTGCCTCCTAGCGAAGCATTACAACAGATCGAGGCACAAATAGGTGGATTACAACCCTCGTAAGAGTGAAGGACGAACAATGAATATGGACGAAGTACAAGACAACATCGAAAAGAACATCGACGTAGCGATTGAGGCTCAAGATGGTAAACCAACTGAAACTCCGTCAACGGAAGGCGAACAAACAGGTACGGAGCAGCAGCCACAAGATCGCACACGCGGTGATAGCGACGGTGGTACACAACCAAAGCCTAAGCAAGAAGGAACGCCGCCAGCACAGCAAGCTCATGGTCCCAAGGATCTAAAGCTTGGTGATGGGACTATTGTTAAGAGTGGTCCAGAGCGTCGGTTCTATGAACAACGTGAAATCGCTCGACAACAGTTGGCTACCCGCGAGCGTGAATTGGAGGGTACAAGAACGCAACTCCAGCAAGTAACAGAAGAACTCCAGAATGTACGTGCATCTGTACATGCTTTGCATGGTATTGAGCCTCAACAGTTGGCTCTCGGAGCGCGTATCATTGTGGATCTTCAAAGAGACCCCCAAGGAACACTGAAGAAATTGCTTGCAGAAGCGGCGGCGCAAGGCTATAGTGTAGACGACATCGGGAGCGGTGTCGATATGGCTGCAATACAGCGCATGATCGACGAACGCTTACCGAAACAAGACAACATAGAGTATCAGAGTGACGATGAAATAATGAATGAAGCGGCTGAAGAAGCCAATTCGTTCTTTGGCAGACATCCAGATGCTCGACCGCATGATGCGCTACTAGCGAGGGTCTTGCGAGATCACCCCGGCCTCAACTTAGAGGACGCGTATTACCAAGTCAAAGACGCCTTCTTAGACAAGGGTTATGACTGGTCCCTTACTCTAGACCAAAATCTAGGAGTAGGCGCAACTCCAGGGCAACATCAGCAAGCTCCACTACCTCCCGGTAACAACGCCGCGAACGCTCCAATTAGCTCTGCTGAAGTTTCCTCCCTCGCATCAGATGATATGGACACTGGAGACATTGTTAGAGCGGCAATGAGAGAAAGTGGCCTCAACGTCTAGGAGAAAGAAGTGGCATTAGCAACTGTCTTGAACTCGACGCTCACTAAGTCAAGGCGGAAGCTCATCATGGCGTCAGTACGCAGCAATGCGTTAATGGCGTGGGCTTTCGCTAACGACCGCGTCGATTACGAGGATGGTGGTTACGACATCACCAATCCTCTCACTACTGGTCGCAACCCTAACGTAGCGTCGTACGAATACTACGATCAGCTACCTGTGGCACAGACCAACGAGTTCACTACGGCACGGTATTACTGGTCACGTGTGGCTGGCACCGTCATCATTTCCGATCAGGAAGAAGATGAGAACCGTGGTGAAGCGGCTATCTTTAAGCTTATGAAAGCTAAGATGGACGTTCTGGAAGAGAGCATCAAGGAAAAGTTCAGCGAATATCTCTACGCTGCTGGCGGTGGTACTGATCCACTTGGCTTGCAGTCGCTGATCCCTGATGATCCGACGACCGGAGTACTCGGTGGTATCAACCGTGCAACAGAACCGCAATGGCGCACATCTGCGTACAACTTTGCGGGCACTCTCAACGCATCGAACATCGAGGAAGCGTTCGACGACATCCTCCTTGATCTTACGCTGAAGAGTGAGAAGCCAGACCTCATCTTGGTAGGACGCAACATCTACCGTCTGTATCGTGCAGCCGTTAGAGAGAAAGTTGTGTTCAATCTTAGCGATACCAGCAATGGTAAGCGCATGATGGATCTCGGCTTCACTGGCATCAGTCACCAGAACATTCCAATTCTGTATGACGAAGATTGTCCAGTCAACAAGGCTTACTTCATCAACTCTAAGTACTTGAGAACCACAATTCTCAAGCATGTTAACATGAAGGTCAAGTCTCTCTCCTCGCCCTGGGATACGGATGCACACGGCTCAAGAGTTGTGTGGCAGGGGCAGTTCACGCTGTGGAAAGCATACCGCACACACGGCGTTCTAATCAACTAAACCGCATTGGAGGACGAACAATGCCGAAAATACGCGCCCGATACGCTGTACGTGGCCCTCGGAAAGAACCTGTAACCTACAACAAGTGTTGGATGGATAAGGAAACTAATTCATTGCAGCAGGAAGTGGTCACAGAAGATCGTGATTGCTACATGGTCTACTTTCCGCAGGGTCACAGCATTCGTGTAACATCATTTGAGGAGTTGAAGAGGATGGGATACCATCTGAAGCCTCGAATGGTTGATATGGAAACAGGTGATCTGATTGACGCTGGCGGTGATCCTTATGACTTCGCTAACAACCCTCAAGGTGATGCAACTGACATTGCTATCATTGAGGATGATCCAGAAGCGGAACACCGTCCAGCGAAAACAAAGGTAAGGAGCGAATAGATGGTACAGAGAGTAGCATCGTTCCGCAACCGTAGGTATAGTGCCTATGTTCCTGCAATGGGATATGCAGCAGATGTCATTCATGGCGCTGCATACGTTGTGGACTTTCTAACACCGATCGCTGCGAACGCAACTAACATTCTCAACGCTGTTGCGGGCGTAGCTGGCACCCCTCTAACTACGTTTGGCAATGACACTGCTGATGCACCGTATGGACGTAATGTCACTAACGGTGCTGGCGGTACTGTTATTGTCAGAGGCAAAGATTACCTCGGTCAAGGACAGACTGAGAGCATTGCTGCATCTGCTGCGGGCAAGAAAGCCTTTAAGTGGATCGACGGAATTGATCCTTTCACTGGCGCTGTTAGCGTTGGTTGGGGACCACTCCTGGGACTTCCTTATCGCATGTCTAACGTGCTTGAGGAAACACTCAATGGTGCTGAAAGTGCTGTAGGAACGTTCGTCGCTGGTTCACTTGTGGACCCACAGACTTCTACGACAGGCGACCCTCGTGGGACTTATGCCCCGACTGGTGCTCTTAACGGAAGCAACCGGATCATGGCTAAGTTTCAGCCGTACAACATCCTCAATGCTAATGGCAATGGTGGATTGCACGGTATCCAAGCGGCCTAACCCGTTAGTGCAAACTAGCGGTGGGGGAGTAGCGTAACGTGTTCGTCCTCGCGTCGATGTTGCTCCCCACTTGATAAGGGGTCGTTATGTACAAGACTTTGCAAGCCTTAACTGTTGATACTGAACGTATGCTCTACCAAGCTGCGGGTGTTAACACGCAAGTGTATGCTCAAGACATCATAATGCAGAAGCTGCAACATGCTTTTGACCATTGCTTCACAGCGAAATGGTGGCCCCAATTCATTCGACGCGAGGTAAGGACATTGGACGGGATCACGGGGAAACCCTTGGTTCCGTTCAGTCTGATTAAAGAGTGGAAGGATGTAAGCGATGTGTTCAGAAAGAACAGTCAACACCCAATCCCCACCATGCCCCTCAGTTACAACTTGCTGGACCTACCTAATGGAACAGCGACAAGATTTGTTGAACCTTCGGGAGACACAACGTTATTCACGGCGTATCCTCTCACAGCCACCGACGATTTAGTTGTAGTTGGCAGAGAGCGCCCCGCTAAAGAGTTTGTGCACACTGATGTTGTACCCTTCGACTACATGGCACTGTGTTACTTTGCCTCCTGGGATTACCTAGTTGATGATGCAAGTAATGCTGGTGCTGCTGCTAAGATGCAGGGGTTGTTTGATGCACGCATGAAAGCTCTCGAAGATGCAGAGTTTGACAACGTAGTGCTGCTGAACCCTCGTTCTGAACAAATCCCTTCACAGTGGTATTGATATGAGACTAGAACAGATCATACCCAAGAACTTCAAGATCATGCAGAACCTGCAACAGACTACGTTGCGGGAGTTTGCTGGTGGGTGGAATGTTCTAGACGATGATATGAACCTAGGACATCAGTTTGCTCGCATTGCGTACAATGTAGCGGCAGACAACGATGGTAGTGTAGCAGTACGACAAGGGTACAGACTGTTTGCTAAGTGCAGAGAGAAGCTGTCCTCAGATGCGTACGCAGTGGACGCTTACTACTTTAATGCAGCACTCGTAGTGGTATTCAGCAATGGAGAGATCTGTCGTGTCACGGGTAACGGAGCAGTTGGGATCATCTGGGACCAAGCGACAGCAGCATTGCTCCCCGGTGCACCGACGGGCTGGACTGCGCCTGTTGACTTCGTTTCCTTCGCAGAGTTCAACGATCATCTTATCATCTGCAACGGACAAGACAAACCCCTCGACGTTGGAAACCAGTTTTCTGTTGAATATCTGCAAGACGCGGCCACCACAACTAATCTCAATGTCCCCATTTGCAAGTACGTCACTGCTATTTCCCGCTATCTAGTTATGGCTGGCGATCCACTAGAACCTGATCGTATTCATATTAGTGCAAAAGATGCACATGGAACATGGTATGGCGACCCTGAGCCGAATGATGGTACTCGTCTTGATGTTGGCTCTATCCTACCTGGCGCTACAACTATACGTGGACTCCTTGGCTTCAGGGGTAAGCTTATAGTGATGTTCGCAGAAGGATTGCTGTTTGGCTTCCTTGGTGAGTACGACGAGAACGGTAATCACACACCCAACTTTGAAGATGGAGTGACAGGTTATGGTAGTATTAGCCACAGGAGCGGCGTTGCTTACGGTGATGATGGTCTATTCATGGATCTTGAAGGAGTACCAAGCATCAAGCGTACTGCTCTATCAACTAGCTTCAAGCCAGAGAGGTTGTCGTACCTCGTTGACCCCGAGATTAAGAAGGCGCTAAAGCCACTCTCATTTGAGGCGATGGAGAACCATGTATTCTCAGTGTACAACAGGTCTGCTGGACAGTTCATGCTATTCGTCCCTAATGCAGAGACAGTTGCTGATACAACAGAAACCAAAGCTTTTGTATACAATTACAGGCCAGCTCTGCGACAAGAGTGCTGGTCTTTGTTTGGCAACTGGAACTTTACCTGCGGGGTACGCAGTCTCACTGGAAGAGTATTCTTTGGGGATAAGAACGCCGACATTTGGGTGCTAGGAAGTGACGATGATCCTATCTATACTGACAACGGACAGCCCATACCATTCGATTGGGAACTGCCTTGGCTTGATTTCGGACAGCGCACAAAGAGCAAAACAAGCAAGCATATCTCGTTCGACACAAGAGGACTCAGTGAGTTTGATTGTAGAATGTACGTTGACAACTTCTACACCAACAAAGGAGTAGACGCTCCTGCACTCACTACAGAGTTTAGTGGTGGTGGGCAAGGACACTTCGGTGAAGGACCACAACCTTACGGCGGTGGACGGAACACTGCTCGTAAGTGGCACTACGTTTGGCCTTGCAAGTTCCAGATAGCGAAACTTAGGTTCAGTGGATTGAGCGACGCAGGATTAAGCTTTGTGTCGATCTCCCTGCACTATCTCCTTGGGGGGATCAACAGATGAGCATTTATGGCTACACCTACAGTGGCTTCAAGTTGATCGACTTCAACTCGGACAACTGGCATGACGACGAGTGGTACAACTGGACACTGCTAGACAGCATGTTCCAGGCTTCGTACGGTGATGTGCCACTGCCAACTGTCGGTGGTACTGCTAATGCTATTACACTGAATTATGAGCCTAACAGACCACTAATTAATGGTCTGACTCTTGTGTTCATCCCTAACTTGTCACCAACTGGTGCAGTGACGATTGATGTAGATGAGCAAGGTGCAAAGCCACTGCTCATTCTGGGCAATCCTGTTGCAGCAGGTGACTTCCTTGCAGGTGAGCCTGTTAAGGCTATCTTTGACGGTAGTGTGTTCAACACGGTTGCACCACTTAAGAAGTTCTCACAGATCAACATCATTGCAGGACCGAGTGGTGCTGTACCAAACGCTAATGCTAATGATCTCACGATCTCGCACAGCGACAATGCTGGCATCAACATCCTAACGCCTAACAGTAAGGCAGGGATGCTTGGGTTTGGTGATCCAGAGAATAACTTAGCAGGTTACATCAAGTACAATCACCCAACAGATGTTCTATCTTTTGGTCGTGCTGGTGCTGATGCAATGACACTCGACAACGTAGGTATGTACCTGCCTGTTGGTCGCTTCGGCATGAACATGACCGGGGCTAATGACTTTGTAATCCTCGAGAGTGCAGCTAACGTAGTACGACTAGGTTCTAGTGGTGCAGCTAACGGTATCACTATCAACCTGACATCAGGGTTGGTTACAATCCCAGGCAATCTAGCTGTCACTGGTACAATCACTGGTGCTGTGAACGCTACGTCTCTCACTGGTGTTACGCCGATTGCTAATGGTGGTACTGGTGCTTCTACTGCACCTAATGCACGTACTGCGCTTGGTCTTGGCACCCTCTCTACTCTCAACTCGATCAACAATGTGAATTGGGTAGGCACTCCACTAGCTATTGCTAACGGTGGCACAGGTGCAACCGACGCTGCTGGTGCTAGGGCTAATCTAGGGATTTCTGGTACATCAGCACAGCCCCTCGACGATGATCTAACAGCTATTGCAGCACTGACAACCACACCATTTGGTCGTGGCTTTCTCACACTAGCGAATGCGCTTGCTGGTGCAGATTACATTGATGCAGTAGGACTAACATCAGCTACCTTCGGTGGTGGTACTCTCAATGTACGCTTCAAGCTACCTGACGGTACTACGTTGATGATACAGGGTGGTACGGGATCTCTTGGTGGTAACTCTAATGGCACTCTCTCTTTCCCTGTAGCTTATACTGTTGCACCGATCTGTGTGGTTTCAGGCGGTGCTAATGACACAGGTTCTACTGGTGAAGTTCACTCGTACGGTGCTGCTACGACAACTGGTATCGGTATTGTCAACACCACTACACCGTCTGGTACTTACAACTGGATAGCGATAGGGAAACTATAATGGCTAGTTACTATGATGCTGTACAGCACTACCTAGAACAAGGGTTGTTCAATCCCCCTGAGCCAGCAGCGGCTGCACCTACTCCCGCTGCACCACCGTTGCCACCAGCAGTGGAGCCTATTGATCCTGCCAAGTTAGCACTTGCTAAACAAGCAGCGATGCAGCGTGCTGAGTTGAACATCCGTGCACAGGGATTAGACCCTTCGTTGTACATGCAAGCCATTGCTGCACAGTATGACCAAATGACAAGTCAGGCGTCACTCGCTAAAGATCCTTACTCGATCTACAGTGACGACATCGCAACAAATGTTGTGAAAGCTGAGAACGCTGCCAAGCAGAACGCCTTTATGGCTGACTTCGAGAAGCAGTTTGGTGTTGGTGCAGATCAAGCTGCACTACCTAGTACAATCCTGGATGATGCTATCAACAACATCCTTGGTGAGCAAAAGACAGAAGCGCAGCTACAGCTAGATCGCGGTAAAGCTAGAGGGATTTACAATGATGTCGGATACAACGCAGGACAGTCTGCACTTGGAACAGCAGAAGCAGCCGCGAGATCCGAACTTGGTGCCCTTGGTAGCGGTTATGTGGATCAGTGGCGCGGTGGACTTAATGAGATTGACGACCGTGCTTTCAATGCTTACCAGTCATTTCCTACTGGCAGCAGTGCCTTCTCACTTGATCCGTACATCGCAGAGCGGAATGACTACCTTACCCGCACGAAGGCAAACGCGGAGGGAACACTACGCGGTGGGTTAGGTGGACGCAACTTCTTTGACTTCGGTAAGATCGGTGGCAAGGTTGGTACTGCTCAGGGAGCACTCAATCTACGTGATGCAGACGTTGCTACTGCACTCGCTGAACGCAGAAGGCTTAACACACAGAGCAGAGGGCTTGGCTCTCAAGGAGCGTTCTAATGGCACTGTTAGCTGACCTTGGTGCACTGTGGGCTGGTCACAAGGGTGACAAGAAAGCCAACAAGTATGCTAAGAAAGAGTACAAAGCTCAACAAGCACTGACTGAGAAGCAGGGTGGTATTGCTGACTACCTGCAACAGCTTGCTAAACAGGCTGCTGCTACTAACTCTGACATCTACGATCCTAGTGGTGGTTACACTCGCTACAATCCTGTTACGGGGCGGTATGAGTACGCACTAGGTAAAGAGCAGGGTGACATTCAGGATGCTTCTTATCAAGAAGAACTTGCTCGCAACACTCTAGACCAACAGATACGTAGAAGTGGTCTTACCGACTATGAGCGTATGCGTCAAGAGAGCAGCAATCGGAGAGATAGATCTCTTCTCGACATTGATGCAGCCCGTCGCGGTGTTGGGATGGTTGACCCACGCGATGTAGCGGGCCAACTATTGACCAGTCGGACAGGCCAACTCAATGCAGGATACGATGATGCTGAACGCGCTGCGAGGACGATGCAACTCAGGACTGGCTCTAGTGCAGTTGGTGATGCTCTTAGCAGCCTTGCGCGTGATAGGGTTCGTGCACAAGCAGGTATGGGTACGCCTGGCCTCGAAGCATTGGAGTTTGCGGAAGGGATAAACCAAGGACGTACACAACAGAACTACGGTGTGTATGGACAGTACGGGGATGAAGCTCGAGGTTTCTATGATGCACAGTTTGCACCGTCTGCGTACGAACAGTTGGGTAGAGAGAACCTTAACAAGCAGCAAGAGTTTGATCTTGCCAAGCTAGACCTTGGTACAAATGCTGCAACCAATGCTGGTGGTGTCCTTGCTAACGCACAACGTGGACAGACTGGTGCTTACAATGCCTTCGTTGGATCACGTGTCAAGTCACCGTTGCAGAACCTGCTCACTGGTTACAGTAACGCTGAAGATGCTGCTGTCAAGAAGTTTATGCCGGGATTTTAACAATGGCTGAAGAAAGTCTACTACAAAGAGTACGTCGCAAGCGTGTCTCTACACCGATACCTGTTCCAGAGGCTGCACAGTACGGAGTGTTTGCTCCTGGGTATTCAGGGTATCTGCAAGCAACTGCTGGCGCTAGTGGTCCTACTGACAGTGCTGCACTAGCTGCTGGTAATGCTGCTGCACTACGCATGAACGCTGATGCAGAAGCTGCAAGCTATCAGCGTATGCTTGGTCGTGCTCAGGATCTACAGATTGATGCACAGAAGCGTGATCTTCTTGCTGAGAGAGAAGGTGATGTCTTTGACAAGCGGCTTGAAGGCGTTGACCGCGGTATGCCTAACTACGCAGATGTAGAGGTTGATCCTGTAACGGGTGAGAGTCGTATTGCCTATAACCAACCACAGCTAAACCTTGGTGCTGCTCTCGGTGCTGATGCAATGACTGCTGATGCTTGGCAGAAGAAGGGCAACGCTGTAAACAGTCTAACCACTGCTGGTGTAAGACCCACTAAGGAAGCACTAGAGCACTCCTTCGGTGATCCTTACGGTAATCCGCTACCGATGGAAATGGCTGCGCTACCTTCTGTAGAAGCTGAGGTAGGGTTGGGTGAGACTGCTGCACAAAGACTACAACGTGAGTTGTTAGTTGAACAGACCAAGGCTGAGTTTGCTCAGGATGAAGTGCAGATCAAAGCTGTACTCAATGAGACTGGCGACCAAGTGCTCTACGAGATCACTGGTAAGAACCCTGAACGAGTTGAAGCAGCTAAACAACGCTTCCGTAGTGGTGGGGTTGCAGTAAAAGGCGATAGTCCCTCTCCTTCAGTAAGCCCTAATGCTGGTGCACAGGGTGGCGGTGCATCAGCTAATTCAGCCACTGTTGTTCGTGGTGATCTCTCTGATTACCGTGACGTAGGTTATGACGCTATCGAGAACAGACTAGAGAGGAAGTACAACCTTCCTGCTGGTTTGATGAAGCGTATCCGTGTGTACGGTGAACGCAGTAATGCTAACGCAGTGTCACCAACAGGTGCTAGAACTGTATATCAGATCCTACCTTCTACTCGTAAGCTGTTCGGTGACAAGTACCACATTGATGCTTACGCAGGACCGACACAAGCTGCTGAGATTGCAGCACTACACTTGAAAGAAAGCATTGATCGCGGTGAAGATCCTGTACGTGGTTACAATGGTGGCCCTAAAAGTGGAGGTAGGTGGAACACTAAAGAGAACAACGAGTACGCTGCTAGGGTTAACGACGGAAAAGCTTTTGATGCTGCACGTACTCAACCCGGTCTAGACGATCAGCGTATAGCCAAGTGGAAATCTCTTCCACAAGTTGCTGATGCAAAGAGAAACCAGAATGGTGGTGTTACAGTGACCCTAAAGAATGGTCGCACTGTTAACTACATCAACGGACGAAGGCAGGGATAATGGCTGCTAAGAAGAAGAAAGACAGCTACGGTGCTTTCGAGTGGGGACGTACTGGAAGGCAGCTTATCTCTGGGCTGTACGAAGGTACTCTTGCAAACGCAGCAAACAAAGACAGTTGGGTGCCTTATATCCCTGCACTTATTCCTAATGTCACCTCTATCCCTGGAACCATTAAGAGCTTCACAGGGTCTGGTCAAAAGAACCTAGAGGGAAAGGGCGGTAAACCTTTCAAGGGTGACAACGCTGTTGAGCGGTTGTTGAATGATGCTTATACGCAATCTATAACAGCAGAGAAGAAGGGTGACGAACTACTAGGTGCTGGTACTCCACGCAACACAGCAGAATACATTGCTCGCTACGGTCCTCTGTCATTCATCAAAGGTCCGGTAGGTTGGGCATCTGGTGCTGGTAAGGCAGGCAAGGTAGCTAAAGCACTAAGTAAGCTTAACAAGGCTCCTGGGATTATCAGGAAGCCTGTCAAAGCTGCTGCTGAAGTCCTTACACCATTCCGACAGACGGGATTGAAAACAGCTGTACCGCTTAACGTCCTTGGCTTAGGTGCTGGTGATGTTCTTAAGGATCGTCAACAGTTGGATGAAGAGGGACACGAATACAAGGGTATGATCCCTAAAGCTGTTCGTGCTGTTACTGGTTCAGAAGAACCAATGACAGAGAAGGAAGCCACTCAAGTAGCAGAACTTGATGCAGTGATGATGCAGGATGCTTACGAGAACGGTGAAGCTACAGACGAAGATGTGTTGGATTGGCAAGCGAATACACCTACCACTGAAGCACAGATGGAGTCTGCCCGCGATGATATGTTCTGGGACAAGACTAAGAGTGCAGGTACTCTTGTCGCTGGAACATTAGCTGCTCTCTATGCTGGTGGTAAGTTTGGTAAGAATGTAGTCGCTCCGCACGTTGCTGCACGTGAGGCTGCAATCAATGATCCTAACAACTTCGGTAAGTTCAAAGATCCTTCTGAGTACGGTGAACACGCACCGATCGACACCGAAGCTGGCAAACCTCCTAAGCAACCACTTGAGGATGTCGAGCTTACATCTACAGGACAAGAGCCTAAGTTCATTGGTACTGAGTTTGAGACTAGTGACATAGGTGCTGTTGACAAGAAGATTGGTAGTGTGTTTGAAGCTACAAGACCTATCGTTGCGTTAGCTGACCGTGCTTTTGGTAGGAACCATGCTAAGAAGCTCGGCTTCAAGTTGGATAGACTCACTAACTCTTCTATTCAAGCACGCTTCAATGATTGGGTGACTACAGGACGCCTTCCTGGGACTGAAATGAAAACAGAGAAGCTGGCTGCATGGTCACGCCAGTATGCTAAGGAGTTGTCACCAGAAGAACAACAGCGTCTTGGTAGTGCACTTGTCAGTGCTTCGTCGCTTGACGACTTCAAGAACACTGGTGATCGTGCATCACTGTTCAAAGAGATTGGCGGTGCCCCTGTTACAGCAGCCCAACTGCAAATGCTAGTAGACAACGTGAAGGCTGATCCTAAGTTGGGTAAGTACTTCACTCAGGTGCAGAAGTTCTACGACGAGAAGCTACAGTATGAGGTACAGAGGGGGCTTATGTCTCCTGCTGAGTACGCTGAAATGCGTAAACTCCGTCCTAACTATGTACCACTGCAAAGCAATCTAAAGCAGGAGGCTGAGTACTCTCCATTCAGTAGTCGCTACTCTGCTAACAAGACTGAACAAGCAGCTCGTGCCACAGAGACGCACACAGGTGTTCCAGGACATCAGGGTGTAGTCAATCCTATGTCTAAGCTGTTTGAGGACTTCAGCGACACCATTCGTAAGGCTGAGACTAACGAGTTTAGGCGTGACTATCTAGAACAAATGGCACAGTCTGGATTGCGTAACTCCAAGGGTGATCTCGTCGTACGTAAGCTAAAGGCTGGAGCTTCTGGAGAGAATGTACATGAGGTATTCACACCTACAGGTATCGAGAAGTATGACATCTTAGACAGTCAGTTGGCTAAGTCGCTTAACTTCAGTCCTCGTAACGCTATCAGGGGGCTAGAGGAAGCACGACAACTGTATCAGAACATGACCACTGGCTCACTTGGTACACTACGCAATCTGTTTAGCTTTGCTGCTGCTCCAATCATGGATAGCATGGCTGCTTCTACGCTTGCTGGTAAGTCGCACGGCGTAGGTGCACTCAATCGTATGTTTGTTGGTGGTCACGTTGGTGGTGTTCGTGCTGCTGGTGATATGATCTTGCGTGAAATGGCTACCAAGATGCGTATGCGTATGATCGCAGACAACTCCTGGCTTCGTGATGGTATCAACAGTATCTCTGGGGGTAAGGGAGCAGAAGCTTTCACTCAGATGCTAGAAGGAATGTACAAGAACAGTACTCTTGCAGATATGGATCAGATGGGGATCACTTCTAAAGCAGCTTGGGGTGCTGCTGATCCTACTCATGTGATGGAAGGTATGCAAGGAGCAGTACCTGAGTACGCACGTAACCAAGCACAACGCGTCATTGATGATATTGATAGGTCATTTGGTGAGAAGGGTGGCATCGACTTAATGCGTGGTGCGTTGCTCAAGTCTAAGAACCGTTGGATACAGGCTAAGACACTGCCTATCATGCGTCAGTACACAGGGTTGCTAGAGGCAATGCACAATGGTGCTCGCTACTCTGCTGTCCGTGCTAACAAAGGTAAGGTTAAAGACCTAGACGAGTTTATCTCTGATATGCGGAGGCTGTCGTCTGATCCCGCGATACACGGTAGCGGTAAGGCTGCGGAAGTACTGACTAGTGCTAACTTGTTTGGGCCTATCTCACTGTCTACAATGGCACAGGTGGGTAAGCGAGCACGCGAAGATCCAATCAACTTCCTTCGTAACATGACGCAGACAGGTGGCACTGCTGCTGCTATGTTCTACTTGTCTCAGTACTACGATCAAGACGCTCGAGACGCACACAACGCTAAGAACTCACAGCAGAAGGCTAGTAAGCTCTCTCTGTTTGGTGGTGCTGAGTTACCTCTAGATCAGTTGCAACGGCTGTTGCTGGCTACAGTCATGCCAATCACCGATCAGATCAGTGGGATGAACAGCGGTGAGTGGGACGACGACTTCATTGGTTCTATGAAGCGTATGATTGAAGGTGAGGGTCCAGCTAGGGATGAAGTGTCCACTAAGGACTCAGAGCTAAGGATCAATGAAGCTATAAGAGCCAACTTACCAACCTCATTGGCAGCAATGGGGATGAACTATAAGCCTGATGGTTCTGTAGACTGGAATTGGAAGCCTGATTACAGTAGTATACCGCTAGCTGCTGGTGTGTTAGCATCACAAGGCGTTGATCCTTCGATGTCTGCACTCACAGGTGAAATGGTAGGACCAAAGACACAGGGGATTAGTGGGTTTGATCCTGAAACAGATCGTCCAGGCAGCTTGATGTCTGCAACACATGATACGATGGTTCGTACACTGTTTGGGTCTGCTGGTGCAGGTCTTATGGACATCGGTGATGATGCTTACAGGACACTGAACAGCGAGAAGCCTGAAGATCGTAAACGTATTTGGGATATTGTTGGCGATCAGTGGAAAGAGGGAGCGCAGAAGGGTGCTGGTATATTCAAGCCCCTATTTGGCGATCGCGTACAAGCCAAGACTGCTGCTGATACTAACTACGCACTGCTTAAGGATCGTGAGAAGGGTATTGAGAACGCACTCAGTGTCTACACGAAGGATATGCGTACTGATACGTTCAGTGGAGCCTCAACTTCGCACCGTAGTGCTGGTGTTGCACGAGAACTTGACCCTAGCGGTATAGCATCACGCGGCGACCTTGATGGTACTATGGCCGCTAGGATCGGTACGTCTGCACAACAGGTTACAAACGAGCTTAACGCTAAGAAGGTAAAGATCAAGCAAATCTCTGCACAAGCTGAGACTATTAAGGCTGCAACAGACAAGACGCAAGCAGAGAAGAACGCACTGCTTAACGACTTGACTGATGATGTTAAGTATCAGCGTATGGATATGCTGAGGCTTGTGCGGAGGCATGAAGAACACTTGAGTAAGATCCTGGGACGCGACTTCTCATTCGAGGATTACAACCCTGAAGAGTGGATGGAGCCGTACGTCAAGAAGCAGGATTGATACTGCCTAGTATGCTGTCGAGAGCCTTGCTAGAGATTAGTCCCTGCTTGGCTCTCCATATAGTAGTGGGTCTGCCTCTACCCACGTTGACATCTTCAAACTTCTGAACCAACTCTAGCTCGTGCATTACGTCGAGGGCGGTTCTCGCATGTTCTGCGTCCATAAATCTTTGCACATGCTTGGTGAGTTCGCTGTGCTTGATGCCTCCGATCCCTGCCGCAAGCAACTTGTCTCGTATGGCGTCAACTCCCAAGACAATTTTGCTGTTGGCACCCGTGCCTTCAAATATCGAGGCACCATCTTCACGAGTATCTGTAATAACTTTAATCGCAGTGACAACGTGATTAGCTTGTATTTCCCAAGTGCCGTCACTAACAGATAGCAAAGCAGCCACACGGAGGATGTGACTATCCTCCCGGCTTTGGAAAGAAGCTCTATA